TATGACTAAAAAAGAATTATGTGAAAGACTAAAGCAAATAGAAAACATGGAGGAGCTCAATCAATTTATTGAAGAAGTAGAATCTTCAATAAAGAATCCAGATGAGCCAATGCCTGATTCTATAAGAAGAAAAATAGGTGCTGCAAATGGACGTAAAGTAAAATGTGTCGAAACAGGTAAAGTATATGATTCAGTAGGACACGCAGCCAATGAACTTGGTATAAAATACTGCCAGAGCGTTTGGCAAGCTGCAATTAAAGGTGGCACAACTCATGGATATCATTTCAAATATGTAATATAATTTTCGTGAAATAGGAGGAATAATTATGGCAAAAGAGGATTTAATTCCGATGAGCATGCGAAGCAAAGAAGAAGTAAAGGAAATAGCTCGTAAAGGAGGAATTAACTCTGGTAAGACGCGACGCAACAAGGCTTTGCTGAAAGATTGTATCAATATTCTTATGGAACAGAAGGTTATTGATGAAGAGACCGGCAAAAAGATTACAGGAGCTGAACAGCTCAGTGTAAATCTATGGAAGAAAGCTGTCAGTGAAATGGATACAGCTAAAGCAGCAAAAGCATTTGAAGTATTAAGAGACACATCTGGTCAGAAGCCAATTGAAAAGGTTATGGTTGCAGAAGTGGATCAAAACGTTATTGACGAAGTCGAGGCGATGATGAACGATGACGAGGAGTGAAGCAGTTAATTTCTTATCCAAAAAGCCATATAAGTTTGGTAGACTCTTGGGGTTTACTAAACTTACTACGCTTCATAACGATTGGATGATCAAGATGCTTAAGTCTAAAACGGATAAAACACTTCAGGCCCACAGAGGTTCATATAAAACGACCTGTGTTTCTATTGTTTTAGCTCTTCTCATTATTCTGTTGCCAAACAAACGCATTTTATTCATGCGTAAAACAGATTCAGATGTTAAGGAGATTATTAAGCAAGTACAGAATATTCTCTTGGATCCACATACGCAAGTGTTCGTTATGGCTATTTACGGAGTGCAGTTAAAGCTAACTGTAGCAAGTGCAACAGAAGTAAGTACTAATCTTACAACTGATGTAAAAGGAACAGCACAGTTGGTAGGAATAGGAACAGGAGCATCACTTACCGGTAAGCATTTTGATATCATATTTACTGACGATATAGTAAATGTTAAAGATCGTATATCTAAAGCTGAGCGAGATCAAACTAAGATCATTTATCAAGAGCTTCAGAATATCAAGAACAGAGGCGGAAGGATCTTTAATACAGGTACACCTTGGCACAAAGATGATTGTTTTACTTTAATGCCAGATGCCGAGAAGTGGGATTACACTCAAACAGGATTAATTAGTGATGAAGAAATAAACCACATTAAAAAATCTATGACAGCGTCATTATTTGCCGCAAACTATGAACTTAGACATATTGCGTCAGAAGACGTTCTGTTTTGGGATCCGCAAACTGGAGCAGATCCTATTATGGTTCAACAAGGAGATGCTCATATTGATGCAGCCTATGGTGGAGAAGACTATACAGCATTTACTATTGTTAATAAAAAGCTTGTTGAAACAGGCAAGAACGACGAAGGCAATCCTATTATGTCGCCTAAGTATTTTGTTCTCGGTAAATGCTGGAGGAAACACGTTGATGATGTAGAAGATCAATGTATACAGCTTTACAAGAGCTTTATGTGCGGCAGATTATATAACGAGACCAATGGTGATAAAGGATATCTCAATAAGGATCTAAAGAAAAAAGGCGTCAGATCAGTTCCATATCACGAGGATATGAATAAGTTCCTTAAGATTACAACCTATTTAAAGAACGTCTGGGAAGATGTTATTTTTGTCGAAGGTACAGATCCTGAGTATATAGAGCAAATTTGTGATTATAACGAAGATGCTGAACACGATGATTGTCCAGATAGCTTGGCATCATTAATCCGCAAGAAGTGGGGAACTAAAATACGCACAAGCGAAGAAATAGCAGGAGTTATGTTTTTATAATAAAGGAGGAGAGTATGAAAAC